GTTGTAATTCTATCATTTTGAGTTTCTTGTCGATCTTGCCACTTTTGGCGTCTATGGCGTTACGTAGGAAGTTCCCCGCAACCTCGAATATCCTTCCAGAATATCGTGAGTCAACATTCATGCCCAAATCCATCAAATTCTTGTAACTTTCTTCCGCTTCTATGGCCAATTTGTCTAACTCGAGGTCTGACAGTTCACCCAGTCCTTTTACCTGTGGCAGGGCCGCCGCTACTTTGTCAAATTCTGCATAACTTTTCTGTAAATTCTTCTGTGTCTGTGGATCCAGGTTCTTAGCAGATGCATGTTGTCCATTGGATTCCTTGATCTTCTTGTCTTTTTCCTTCTTGTCTACCTCTTTGAATGCTTCTTTAACATTTGGTAAATTAAGGATGTCTTCTAATTTCTTTGTCATTGCTATATTTACTTACGTTTGCCGTTGTGAAACAACTGTTCTTCTGACACTACCCTAAATCTTATTTTTCTCTGCTTGGCGTATGCATTGGCGGCCTCCCACTTGGCCATGTTTATTACAACTTGTTTCTTCTTGGCCATGCTCTTGCCTGCGGCCTCCATTGACGTTTGGCTCATAGGTTTGACCTCAACCATCTCGGCGTGTTTGCGACCTTGCTTGTCTTGGTACACTATGAAGAAGTCAGGCACGTACACAGTGTACTTCCCTGTGAACGGATGTCTATAAGGAATCTTTATTGACTCACTGGCCCACTGGTATACGTTTGGATGTTCATCACATAATCTCATAAATGAGTGTTCCCAACTTGATCTGTAGGTTGGTGTTTTTGTGCCAACATATTTCTCTTGATTCTTTGGAAAGAACTTGCCCCTAGCAAATCTTGGTAACATTAGTCTATGATATTTCTAGATACAGTTTCTTTAGTATCTAGTGTTTTTCTCACACCCAACCTACTTGACTTGTATCTGTTGGCGTTTAATATTATGGTCATCAGTTCAGACAACAAAGCCGGTGTGGAGTATGTCAATTGGTCTAATATCTGCTGTGGTTTGATGTTGTCTATTTTGGCCTGTGTTAGAATTGCATATGCAACGGCCTCCGCCGCTGTCCTAGAGAAATTACGTTTGACGAAGAACGCTATGGTGCTGTCATACTCTCCTATGTTGAATTGATACTCTGTTTCAAAAGGGACCGTGGTCAGTTTGTCTATAGTTTTCTGTAACTCGTCTTTGTCCTTTGGTGGTAGATTCGTATAAAATTCAGCCATTATATCGTCGCTTTCTCTACTGCTATTTCAACATCTTGTGTTGCTCTAGAAATTTTTATGTATCCTTCTGTGACCAGTTTCCTTACATCTGTTATTGCTTTACTAGTATACACGCCCTTTATGTTGTCTGCCGAACCTTCGTATTCTATGTTTGACTGGGCAACTGTCAGTCCTTTACGAGAACCTATGTCTTTGTAGTATAATCCAGCCGCTATCTCATCTCGGACACTTTCATCATTAGATACTAGATCGAATGATTCGTTTATACCAAGGAAGTTAACAGTATCCACAGTAGCGTTTGTTATAACTGTGTTATTTGCTTTATTCTTATTGTCTGCTGTGCCCCTTGCCGAAGCAAGTGCAGTTAACCCCACTACCGCCGCACCCACACTGAACTGTGCTACGGGATTGGTTATTGATCCTGCCTGCTTGCCAATTTCCAATATGGAGTTTTTGGCTATACCTTTAAGTTCTTGCTTGACATCTGACTTCTTGATCTTCTTGGCATTGTTGTAAGTGTTAGATGCCGATAATATGGCACCTAAGATGTTTCCTGATTGCACGTTTCTGATCACCGAACCCACACCGTCCACGACACCACCTGGACCGAATATGCTGTTGGTACCGCCACCTAACACAGTAAGTGGACTAGGAGAGTTGTCATAGTTGATTGTAGCGAAACCAGGAACGTTGTTCTTGTTGATTATGCCTGATTTGTAAATCACGGTCTCGTACAGGATCTGCATGGTGTTGCTCATCACACCCGTACCGTCCGCCTGGTCCAGGTTGTCGTGTGAGAATGATCCTATCACAGGATTGACAAGGGTCATTGAAGTGAAACGTTTCTTGTGTAGCACGAAAATCTCTATGCCCTTGAGGTATGGTTTACTTCTCTGTCTCGGTGTGTCCATACCAAACTTGGTCGTCTGTCTCGCATCACCATAGGCATAATAGTCATCCTTGGTGGCGGATATGGTCTGGTCACTGTTTATGCCTACAGAATCTGCTATGTGGTATTCGTAGTACTTCTTCCAGAATGCGTTCACAGTGTCTGCGTGGTCATCATGGAATGTGATGTTAACAGGATCGTACGCAATCCTTGTGGCGTTGTACATCTTCTTGTTGTATTGTGTCTTCTCCTCGTAGCTCATGTCGTACTTGGGCAGGTCACACTGTTTGACCAACATGTTCAGTTGGTATCTCTCACTTGCGTTGAATCCCCCTTGGAACAAGGTTTCATCGGTGTTGAACACCACGTGGAACAGGAATTTCTGTTTGGGCATCAACTTGTAATTGTCGTCTATGTACAATCTCGATGCGTGTTGGTAGTCTTTCATACCCGGTAGTCCGTCCTGGAAACCTTTAAGGAAGTTGTTGATGCTTGGCATGTACGTATTTATGGCCACAAAAAAAGCGCCTATAAAGACGCTTTTTTCACTTTATAATTGCTAACTTAATTTTTTGTATTACTGTCCACCACCTGTACTCAATGTACCGATCGTTCTAGCCACCGCTGTTCCAATTCCTGTTCCTGTTGGAGTCTGGATCGCGTTGTCATATCTGATCTGCATGGTGATTGTTGCCGGTTCTGAAGTTTGATATGCTAACGAGTTGTAGTTCACGTTCTCAACGTATGCACCGTAAAGTTCCCATGTCTCTAGAACGTTTGGTGTGCTCGCTCCGTTACCACCATCCAGCATCTCAATTCTGCCTGTGAATTTGTAGTCGATACCAGACGCCGCTGAACTCTGTTCAAAGAAATCAAACTGTTTCTGGATCTGTTCACCAACCAGTTTGGTCACTGAGTTGTTCACATCATCTCTTAGAGTGACTGTGATAGGTTCCCAAGTGTGTTTGCCCGCAACATAAACTTTTGAGTTGTACACATCCAGTGTCACTGTGTCAAAAGTCAAGTTGGGTCTTGTGATATCCATAACCTGTTTCGTTAGTTCTGACCTTGGTGTTGATACTCCAAAATTCTCCAGGATCGCTCTGAAACGATACTGAAGTTTTGGCATCAACAAGCCCTGTGATGCGGCACTCTGATCGTTTGCTAAAGGTACTGTAAATTTTGATAATGTTGATATTGCCATGTGTTTCTCCTATTTATCGAAAATTAGTTCCCTAATTTTGCAATTTCTCCTGTGTTTTTTATTCTCAACGGTATGTAAATGAACTCAACTGATTTGATCGGTTCAATTGCTATATCCACATAAAGTTCGTTCCTGTCAATCCTTGTAGGTGTGTTGTTCGTGTCATCACAAACTACTAGGAAGTCATACAATGCTCTCTGACCCGTCAACTCCAACAAGAATGATTCTACCGCACCCTTGATCTCATTCCTTGTCAACTCATCATTTGGTTCAAAAATAAATGGCTTAGCGATTGCGTCTAACTGTGTTCTTAGATACACTGCCAATCTTGAAACATTTATTCTGTCCAAGGCCGAACTTGCTGATGTTTTAGTCAAGTTACCAAAGTTAACAATTCCTGCTCCACTAAAGAACGTGATTGGGTTAACTTTTACTTCATGCATTGAATCTCTCACTGACTCCGTAACAGATATTGTTTGGAATTCTCCAGACGCTGTGTCAATGTAACCAACTGACGTAGCATTGTCAACGACACCTCTTCTTGTACCCGATGGTGCGAACCATGGGAAAGCGATGTTATCGTTGTTTGCTAGTGTCCTCATCATCATGTGTGATGGTGGAACAACGATTGATTTACCTGTGTTGTCTGTTGTCAAACCAGATGGATAAAACACACCCAAGTAGTCACTTGCACTTATTAATCCGTCTTCGCCGTTGTCAAGTGCTGATGCTGTGTTGTTTGCCCAGTTCTGTATAGCAGTTGACGTACCCTCTAGTCTGAATGGTGTGTCGCCCACTACAAATGCTGTGTTGTTTCTGTCTGTGTTCAAGTTGATCATGTTTTGTATCAACTCTGGGTAACCAGGAACAGCAATCACGTTGTAACCTCTTTGGTCTTCTCTGATTGCTTGGTTGGTGTCGATCTCTGATTTTAATTGTTCAACGATCACTTTTCTCTGTGCCTTCCTACCAAAAGAACCAGAACCGTCTGCGTTGTTGCTTGATTTAGTAACCCATCTGTCAGGGAAGTAAGTTGCTACGCTCTCGTTACTTTGTCTGATGTTACCTAAACCTGATGATCCGCTTCCTGGATATTTTGTAGTTGTGATGTAATTGTTTTTGTATTCCTTGACGTTGTAACCTGAACGTCTAGTGTTCCAAAGCAATATACCCTGTGGGTAGAGGTCTGGGTTAGGAGCATCTGGATCTAGGAAGCCATCGCTTAATAAATCTTTGATGCTACTAGAAGTTCCTGCACCGCCTGTTGACAATGTATCTGCCTTGTCTGCCGCTGTGTGCAATCTAGCATCCGCGAACACAATACCGTCTTCTGTGGTTTGGTCTGCTTTGTCAACTAATTCCCAAGCCGCGCCTGATGTAGTCACTGCAACCTGGTTCGCCGTGTTTGTAGAACTTAAAGTTGCTGATGTGTTGTATTTGTAAAGTTTTGGATAGTTTTCTAAGTCTGAAGTGTCAACCCATAAGTCGTTGTTCACAAGTGCTGTAGCATCTGATTGTGTAGTTGGTGCAGTTGCACTGAACTGTGGACCATTTGGATCTGTGGTTGCGTATGCAGTCGCATAACCAACCCAAGTTGTGCCGTTGTGCGCCATGATGTCTGCTTCGTCTGTCGACGTGTGATACCATAGTGTACCGTCCGCTGGCTCATTTGTTGGTGCACTTGTTGAAGCAGTGTAACTTAATCTCTTCCAGTTACTTGCCAGTATACCTGTGTTAGCACTTGAGTCAAGGCTCTCACCCGTTGGTAGGTCATACAAGTTGTCGATCAAAGTTGAACTGTTCGCTGTGTATGTTCCATAACTGTGTGCCGTCGTTGCACTGAATCCTGCATCTGTTAATGGTGTTCCAGTCATGCCTTCTTCAGTCATTCTAAACTCACCGCCCAGTTTGTGCGTCATAACAATCGCACCAGCAGTTGTCTTGGTTGCTGAAACGTTTGTTAATCCCGCACCGTTCACTGCCGCGATAAAGTCATCCGCCCCAGTTCCGCCTAGCGTAACTGTTACTGCCGAGTTAAGTGCCTCTTGGTTCTTCACTGACTCTTGTATTTTGAAAGTGTCTGAACTTGTGAAAGTTGGCGAAGTTGTATTACTAGTGATTGTAGTAGCACCACCCTCGTATCTGAAGAATTGGAAGTCTGCAAGGTTCGGAGTAGCATCCGCGGCATCCGCCGCTGTCATTGACTCCTCAGTCACGTTGTACTGTGCGTACACTGTGCCTGTGCTTAATGCAGTTCCACCCGTCGCCGCGTCTAGGTTGTAGATCGCAGAGTTGTGTGTGGCATAAAGTGGACTAGCAACTGTTGAGAAACTACCACTTGCCGTGCTGTAAAGTTTAGCAACAAGAGCCGCACCTGAGTTTGCAGAAGTTGTCTTGAACCAAACTGAACCGTTGGGTCTGTTCTCATCTGCTGTTTTCCAAGTTGGTCTGTTAGTGTGTTTGTCTTGTAGAAGTTGTACACCATTTAGTACCTTGTTAGAAGTTAATCCTAAGTCCGCTACCAATGTTCCGTTTCCTTCTTCGAACCTGATAGTGTTTGTCCCACCTGTTGAGTCACCCAGTGCCTTACCGTTGTGGAAGATTTCTAGGTTACCTGTCGTGCTATTGATTGCTGAAGTAACGTTAGTTACATTAGAGCCAATTGCTGTGTTAACATCTGACAATGCTGTACCACCTGCTGAAATCGAAGTTCCGTTGATGAACATTGTGTTGCCGCTTGTAACTGTTGTTCCTGATGCTATAGACACAACTGGTAAAGATGCGTGCCAGTCTGTAGAACCAACCTGCACCCAAGTGTTACTTGCTGTCTTCTTGTAGATCTTGTTAGTAACGTGAGTTGTGTTGATTGCGTAATCGCCAATTACACCGATTGAAGTTTTTGGTGCACCAGTTGAAACACCGCCAACTAGGTCACTTGTTGAAGTGATAAGTGTAGGAGTAATTGTTGTGAATGATTGATTAGTCTGTGACCACTCAAATAAACCGTAACTGCTTGATGCAAGGTCAAACCAGTATGTGCCATCTGTTGGTACTGCTGTCGGTGCCGAGGCACTTCCAACTAATTCTGCTGTGTCCACGTTCGCTCTTAGTACGTATGCTCTGTTGGCAACTCCCAAGAATGAGTAGGCCGCTTGTAAGCCGTATTCGTTCAGCTCATAACCATTTAGGCTGTTTCCTGATGCGTCCGTGTAGAATTTTGGATCTCCAAAAGTCTCTGTTAATTCTCTCTGTGACGAGATCAAGTAAGCAGTGTTGGCGTTTGCAGTAGTTGTTCCTGTGGCCGTGCCGTCGCCTGCTCCGTTTGTCTTGTCCTGTGATGATGCTACTATGAATAAAGGTGTAGTACCCGCATCTGATGGTACGTAGAAACTCTC